ATATCCAAGGATCTTAAGAGGTAGTCAAATTGATGTAGATAACTCAGAAGAAACTGAAGGCTAACTAAAGTCATCCTTTACGTCTTGTGAGACAAGCAATATCTTTTCACCAAGCTCTGTTGCTTGTCTCACAAAATCTGGTTCCCATTTAACTTCGTTTATCCATGGAAGTACCATCCCATTCTGTTGCGCTGCAAAGATTAATCCACCAAGACTTTTAGTCCCATTTCTAGCCAGTTCTGGTCGATGCGATTTCCATTGTCGTGTAAAGTATCCTTGGCCTCTACCCATAGTTCCGTAGCGTGCGCCGCCTGATACTGCTTCTAAGAACAGTTCAAATGCTTGATCAATTGTTAGCTGATTAGCTTCGTTGTCATCATGTATAGCTCCTATTAATGGAAGCATAACATTGAGTGTGTACCATTCGTTACTATCTGCTAATCCTTTTTCACGAATGTATTCTATGCAAGCTTCAGCTTTCTTATATGCAGTCCACTTTGAATCTTTCCGGGGGATATATGGGGTACGAACTGTTTCTCGCTGTACTGACATCTCTGGTACTAGGCTGCGTAGCTTACGTATATCAGTCTTATGATAGTATTCCTTTAAGAGGTGAGCTAACGCTGGTTTTTGTCCTTTTGCTATCTTTTCTAATTTTGGATAATTGACTGTGCCAGGTAGTCGCATGACACGATCGACATTGGACATGTTATCTACTTTGACTGGTAGATCTTGGAATATGTTGCGCAACATACCTTCAAAATCGTGTGATAGATTAGTTACGCCAGAACGAAATCTAATTAGCTCGTTATTGATTTCTTTTTGTATTTCATCATTAGCTGGACGGAACAGCTGAATATCTATTGCCTCAATAAGAAAATACACAAGCTGAAAGCCACCTCCAGAATTAATAACAACTGATGGACGAATATCTCCTGTTAGTTTCTCATCTATAAAGGATGCAATTTGATCTGCATCTCTTTGAAAGGATGTAAAATCTATATCAAAAGCTAAAGCTCTGATAGCGATTATATCATCAATATTATTTTTGCCCCACCAACCTTGTCTTTGTGATACTTTGCATGGTCTATTGACGCTATAATATACATTTGATTTACGATCTTGTCGCTCTTGAATATCTTGGATGAGCTGTTTCTGTTGTTGCGCCTCAAAGGTGCAACCTGGTTCCCATTTAGGACTGTTTTGTGGACCTCCAAATGGAGCTTCGCTTGCAATAGTATGGCGACCTCCTGGATCCAGGAGGTCTAGAAAATACAGGCATTGTTTGATATTTAGTTCCATTTTATTCCTCCGTGTTGTTTTGACGGAAATTAACTACATTTTGTTGTTCCAATTTTACTTCTTGTTTTTGAAATTTATCCCAGGCTTCGTTAAGTTCTTGTTGAGCTTGTCTTAGAATTGAAAATGTATCTTTATAAAGTTTAACTGCATCATCAAACCTCTTTTTAGATGTTTCCCATTCCTTCTTCGCAGATTCAAACTCTGCGGGAAAAAGTTCTGGCATTACCAAACTCTCCTTTTATTACTTTCTTGCCTAAGTATAGCATAGGTAAGAATACCTAGCAACGTCGAATCTATACTGTACTATACTTTAGCGTAAACATCAACACTACCTCTCACAAACAGGAGCACAACTAGTGGCAAACTTCACGTACAAATCATACAACTTTGTGGACAAAGATCCTATAATTGATGAGATAAGGACTGTCTATCAACAGTCTGGTGTGAATTATAGGTGGATTGAAGAAAATTCTGGCGTAACTGCTGCAACATTGTCTGCATGGTTTAATGGCAAGACAAAAAAGCCTCAAGCAGCTACAATCAATGCAGTTTTAAGATCATTAGGCTACAAGTTAGGTATTGTTGAGTTCGGAAAACAAGTTCAAGTATTTCCAGTAATGGAACAACCAAAGACATCTACGAGACATCAAAATGTTGTAACAATCCAGAAATACAACAAGTTCAAGAAAGCTAAAAGAAGATGAGGAATCCCACCGAGGATAACACCCCGGCAGCGGACGCGTGATTACCGGCTAGTGATGGATAACAGGATTGTGACCAGGACGTGGTCAGACGTAGCAATAACGCCGTCGCACGTGGCATAGTGGGCTGCCTGTTATTTTGGCACTACAAGATGAAATCTCATAACGTCACGTATTGGGGTTGTCGTTGGAATGGGCCAGCGGCAACCCCTCTTATCTCTCAAACATCAGGAGAAGTAAAATGAAATACAAGATAGAGTTCTCAGGTCAAGCAGAAGTTATGTTCGCTATGATGGCAAAACTTTTGCCAGACGAACTTAACGTACATGTGGAAGAAATACCTGATATACAACCAGGCAAATCTTCTAAGGTTGCGCAGCAAATGATAGCTGCATTAGGTCCACCACAACTAGAAAAGCCAAAACGAGTAAAACATTTTATCCATCCTAGTGGAAAAACATCGTCTGATTTTATTCTTGAATATTTACAAAAGCATCAAACAGGTCGATGGAGAGATATGAGTAAACATCTTGTCAATATTGGTTATAATAAAAGTACAATCAACAATTCTGTAACCAGATTAAAGAGTAAGAAAATTATTGAACAAACAGGCATTGGTATATATAAATTGATCAATAAACAAGCCAAAGTCTCTTAATCACATGTAAATCATGTGTTATTATTCTGCTTGCGTCTCGTAGGAAAGTATGCTATTCTAACCGTAGGAAGGAATGAGTAATGGAATTGGCGAAGTTGTACAAGAAGGATGCATCTGGTAATACTAGAGTTTGGTGGGCAGAAGTAGGTGAGCATCCGAATGAAGGTTATTGGCGCACCCATTCTGGTCGTTTAGATGGACAAATATCTGTATCAGAATGGAAATGGGCAGATCCTAAATCCCAAGATACTGCATACAATCAGGCACTCTTTTATGCCAACTCAGCTATGGAAAAAAGATTGAAAACTGGAGACTATAAGTCTGATGAGGACAATATTGGAGAACAACGCTCCAGTACAATTAGTCCCATGCTTGCTCAACCTTACGTAGGATGGCAACGTTCTTGTTACGATCAACCTAAGCTAGATGGCATACGTTGCCTAGCTAATAAAGATGGTCTATGGACGCGCACCAATAGACAAATAGTTTCAACACCGCATATTGAAGGAACATTGAAGCCATTCTTTCAAATATGGCCACATATTATTCTTGATGGAGAATTATATAATCATAGTCTACATGACAATTTCAATAAAATTATCTCACTTGCCAGAAAGACAACTCCAGACTTTGCAGAATTGGAAGAGAGTGCAGAACTTATTGAATATTGGATTTTTGATATGTACGATCCAGATTATCCTGACTTTACATTTGAAGAAAGATGGCGTTTTCTTCAACTGCAAGTATTTGATGTTCATTTTCCTAAGATAGTAGAAGTTCCAACTAAATGGATCAATACAAAAGACGAACTTGATATACATAATATGGAATTATTAACGGACGGTTATGAAGGCCAAATTGTGCGCCACAATACGCCATATGAACAGAAGCGCACCAATAATCTATTGAAGAGAAAAGAATATGTAGATCAAGAATTTGAACTTAAAGATATATTGGAAGGGCAAGGTCAATGGACTGGCTATGCCAAAATAGCTGTGTGTTCTTTAGCAGATGGCAGAGAATTTAGAGCTGGTATAAGTGGTACTCAAGAATTCAATTACCATCTTCTATTAAACAAAGATAAATACAAATCAGTTACAGTCAAATATCAAGCATTAACACCTGATGGTATTCCAAGATTTCCTATTGCGATTAAGTTCTATGAAGAATTGTTTGGAGGATTGGAAGAAAGAATCAAACCGCGAAAGGATCTGTTCGCATGAGTGATGCACACGCTAGAGACATTATGAATACAGCATCATCTGGTAATCTTGTACTAGATGATGAACTCCTAAAATTAGGAGGGATGGGAACAGAGAATGTCAAAGCTAAAGATGTTGTCATTCCTCGCTTGGTCATTTTGCAAGCTCTATCTCCACAACTCAATAAAAAGAAAGCTGAGTTTATTGAGGGCGCAGAGATTGGTGACTTCTGTAATGTCGCCACTGGCGACATTTACAAAGAATCAATTATTGTTGTTCCTTGCCATTTTGCTACAGCGTATATGGAATGGACAAAGAACCGTGGTGGTCTAGCTGGCAATCACGGAGATGATCCTTCAATCTTGTCCAAGACAACTCAAAATGACAAACGAGAAAACATATTGCCTAATGGCAATGTGATTCAAGAACAAGCACAATGGTTTTGTTTGGTGCAAAATGGTGCGCAATGGCAGCGCTCATTCCTGCCATTAAAGGCAACCAATCTAAAACATAGCAGAAAATGGTTAACACTCTGCCAAACAGAGACAGTTCAACTTCCGAATGGAGAGTTTTGGAAGCCACCTCTTTTTTGGCGTTCTTGGAAGCTCATTATTGTTGACGATAGTAATGACCAAGGAGACTGGGCGACATTCCGTCCAGAAAAAGGCGAATTAATAATGGATATTGATCCAAATCGCCAACTTCTTAGAATGTGTAAATCATTCTACGAAGATATTAGGACTGAGAAAGTTAGACCCGATATTGAACAGACTCAGGACGAAGGTGGTCCTATTATTGAAGGTAGTAGGGCGAAAGGCCCTGATGACAAAGACATACCATTCTGAAAGGAGAAAGCATGTCTGAAGAAAACGTTGAGCGCGCTACGTTAGAAATTGAAAGCCTAATAAAGAATGAAGCAACTAGGCCCAGATTTCTACGTCAAATTGAAGCGATACCTCTTAAAGAGCCAGCACCAGTGCCAGAACCTACGCCTAAACCACCTAAGATAGACCATACATATCTTCCTCTGGATGCTCTTGAGGAAGTGTCACGGTCTCTTATGTATGGCGCTGCAAAACGAGAAGCTTGGAACTGGGCTGTAAATCCAATTAGTTGGACAGAACGTCTGGCTAAGGCGCAACGGCACTTGTTTGAGTTTCAGAAAGGACATAATATTGATCCTGCTTCTGGAGAAGCGCAACTTCAGCATCTTGCATGTGCCATAACTCAACTTATGTTCTTGCAGTCATATGTTATAAATGACGCAGGAACGGACGATAGATTCAAGCGATAATATTTATGGCGCGATCAGGCTACAGAAGCTTGGTGAGTGGACCTTATGCTTCGAGGACTAATTCCAGGAAAGTGGGAGGCAGCTTTCACTGGCGCGCCTATTTGGAGGTTTAACATGAGAGATAATGACGGCTTTAAAGAATTTGACTGCGATACTTGCCATGTTCATGTCTACACATGGCCTAATGATGATAGAACAAAATGTGCTGTCTGTTTATGGATTTCAAATTTGAAAGACATAACACCAGAACAAGAAGCTGAAATACGAATGATAACTGCTACACCAATCTTGGAGAAGAATGATGACTAAAGAGGCTATCTCAAAGTCTTATATGGATGCACAGAAAATTCTCCATTCTGGAAAAAGAGCACCAGATAATAGGCTCATCGCAATTACTGGTGCTGGAAGAGAAGGATCTATTGGTGAAGCTATTAAAGAAAAATTTTCATGCACTAGATCATTTGATGATATAGATGTTATATACGATGATTTTGATTTTACTGGCTTTACAGATTTAGTTATGTGTCATGGATACACATATATGGATTGGTTAGAAGAAGTTCCAGATAGTGAATTTGAGAAAATTATCAATACTAATCTTTATGGCTCAATAAGAGTAATCAAACAATTCGTTAACCAAACTATAGATGAACCATTTCGTAAGAAAATCATCTCTATAGGATCGATGGCATATAACCATGTACTAAATGGTAGCGCAGCGTATTGCGCTTCCAAAGCAGGATTGAATCATTACATTAGGTGCGCTGCATGGGAGTTAGCACCAAAAGCATATGACGTCTATTGCATTAATCCTTCCAATGTATTAGATGCACCTATGACAAAAGATACGATTAATCATCTGATGAACTATAGGCAATTAACATTGGAACAAGCGTTAGAATATTGGGGTGCAAACAATCCCAGAGAAGTATTCTTGACAAAGGCTGAAATTGTCGATACAGTTCAACATTTGCTATTTATTGACAAAGGCTATATGTCTGGAAATCCTATTGATTTAGCAGGTGGACAACGCTAATGTCTGATACTGAAGATGTCCGTGATATGTTCGGATTCATAGCTCCGTCAGAGGCGCAGCTATCATCAATTTCTAAATGGGCACAAAAAGCCCTAGAGCTTCATGCCGAGATAGAACAAGCTGAGGCGCATCTTAAGGAATTGAATAGAGAGCTAGCCCAAATAGAGGAAATTGATCTGCCTAGAGCTATGATGACAGCAGGCTCTGCTGAGTTCAAAATGGTTGGTGGTGGCAAGATAACCATTAGTGATGAGATTCAAGGCAGTCTTGCCAAAGGTGAAGAAAAGCGAGAATATGCTATTGATTGGGTAGCTAAAAATGATGGAGAAGATCTTATTAAAAGGCATTTTGAAATTGACTATACAAGAGGTCAACTTTCTTATGCCACAGCATTTCGAGAACTTCTGCAAAAGAATCAAGTACATTTTGATGAGTTCGAGTCAATACATACCAGCACATTTAAG